ACTCCAGGCACTTGGAATACAACCTTTGTAACAAGTGAGCCAATCATCGACAGTTTCATCATAGGCAGTTCTTTATACGGTATAATCGGCACGTCAGTAATGACATATTAAGGGGTAATAAATGGCAACAGGATTTCCAGCAGCAACAGGCGATGTTCTCTCAGCTGCGATGTATAACGGCCTTGTGACGTTTGACGTTGAAGCCGACAAGACAGACAACTACACGCTAGTCCTCAATGACAGTTACCAGAATTTAATCCCGATGAACAAGGCCACAGCCGTTGATCTAAAGATTCCTACTAATGCCACAGCTGCAATTCCAGTTGGCACAGTTATTACAGTATTAAACAAAGGTGCTGGATTGGTAACAATTAGCGCAGTAACCTCAGGCACAACCACAGTTTTGTCTGCTGGTGCGGTAGCTGCTTCTCCAACTCTTGCACAATACAAAACCGCTGCTTGCATTAAAACTGCAACAGATGTTTGGTATGTAGTAGGTAGCATCTCATAATGATTGGCTGCATAACTTCTGGCATCTTTGGTGTGTCAATACCTTTACTCACAGTTGAATATTTAGTAATTGCTGGAGGTGCTGGCGGTGGTTCTGACCAAGGCGGTGGCGGTGGTGCTGGTGGTTACAAAACAAATTATGGTGGAACAGCTTTATCTTTAAGTTCATCTACAAATTACACAACAACAGTTGGTGCTGGCGGAGCTAGTGTTGACACAGCTAGAGGCGGTGCTGGCAGCAATTCAGTCTTTAGCACAATTACATCAACAGGCGGCGGCCCTGGTGGTCATAAAGGCGGTGGTCAAAACGACGGCCTTAGCGGTGGTTCTGGCGGCGGTGGTTCTGGACAAGGTTCATCAGGTGGTTCTGCAAGTCCATCAGGTCAAGGTAACAGCGGCGGCGGTTCGTCATCTGGCGCAACTGGCGGTGGTGGTGGAGGCGGTGCAAATACTGCTGGTGTTGCTGGGACAGCAACTTATATTGCTGGTAATGGCGGTAGTGGACTCTTTTCAAGTATTACAGGAACGTCAGTGGGTAGAGCTGGCGGCGGTGGAGGCGGTGCGTATGTCGCAGGCACAGCGGGTGTTGGAACGCAAGGTGGTGGACAGGGTAATTTAACAGACGGCCCTGCAGCTAATGGCGCAGGTGCACCAAACACTGGCGGTGGAGGCGGTGGAGGCGGCGGACAATTTTCCGGTGCAGGCGGTGGTGGTGCAGGTGGTTCTGGCGTTGTTATTTTACGTTATCCATCAGCTTACACAATTACAATCGGTGCAGGATTAACAGGATCAACAGCACCAGACGGTGCTTCTAAAGTAACAACAATTACTGCTGGCACTGGAAACGTGAGTTGGGCATAATGGCACATTACGCATTCATTACAGATGGCATAGTTACAGAAGTGATTACAGGTATTGACGAAACTGAACTAATTGAAGGCTTAGATACAGAAACTTGGTATGGAAACTTTAGAGGTCAATTATGCAAGCGCACATCATATCACGGCAATATTCGTAAAAACTATGCTGCAATAGGTTTTACTTACGACGAAACTAGAGACGCATTTATTGCACCTAAACCAGAGAACGCAATCGGATTTGATGAGGAAACTTGTCATTGGATACTTCCAGAGAAACCTTATGAAACCCCGTCTAAGTAAAAGCGCAATCCAACTACGCGAGCAGATAGATGACTCATATCCGAACCGCGACCGTAGAACTGACGGTTGGATCGGAGACGCTAAGCACAACAGTAAATCAGATCATACGCCTGATGCTCAGGGCTGGGTTCGTGCCCTTGACATTGACGCAGACCTCACAGACCACAAATCTGAAAGTATCTACCTGGCAGATCAGATTCGTGCATTTGCGAAGTCTGACCCTGCTAAACGAATATCTTATGTCATTCATAACCACAAGATTGCTAGCCGCATCCTTAATTGGAAATGGCGTAAATACAGTGGCTCAAACCCACACACCAGCCATATCCATGTCTCATTCAATAAAGGCAAAGCTGACTATAATGAAACTTTTTTTGAAATACCTATGCTAGGAGGCAAAATATGAAACACCCACTATTCCTAACCGCAGGTGCGTTCTTAGCAGCTTGGGCTGCAAGCAACTTCTCACTTGATTACCGCGCCGTGTTATGGGCAATCCTTGCAGGTGTCTTTGGATATGCGACACCTAAAAAATGAGCATATACAGCGCAAACCACACAGTAACCACGACACGATCAATAGTAGTAACTGCTGACAACGCAGCTGAGGGAGTTCACTTTCATTCATCATCGGGCACAATCTATCTCGGTGGCGAAGATTTAACGGTGGCTAATGGTTATCGCATGGACAACGGCGATAAAATTGTTATTTCTAACCATGGCTAGGCTATATATGCAATTACTTCTAGCGGCACTGCCAACCTTTCAACTTTAGTTATTCAAAAGTAATGGGTGCGCAAGACTGGGCTGCCCTAAGCGTCAGCCTAGTAACTATTGTTGCGGCCTTTGTGACCTCAGTGCGGTGGCTTGTTAAGCACTACCTAAGCGAACTTAAAACCAATGGCGGTTCATCTCTACGCGATCAAGTCAATAGACTGGAAACGCGTGTCGATACCATTATCCAGATGTTAGATAGGTAACACTTTACTTATGGCACGCAGAAAAGTCATAGACGTAACTGACTACTCAGCTCTTGACCAATACTGTATTGGCCTGAATGAGTATTACAAGTCATTACGTAGAGCAGGGTTTAGTTGCGATCATGCACTTTATATGATTACTGCGCCACAGACTTATCCTGCGACAATCCTGCCTAGTCCTAACTGGTTGCCAGACATGCCAGATTACTTTGATGACGAGGATGAGGAGTAACTTTGAAACTGGTCGTAATTTCTGACCTTCAAGTACCGTTCCATAGCCCTAGGGCCGTCGCTAATGTGGCCACATTTATCCGCAAGTTCAAACCCGATGAAGTATTATGTGTCGGTGATGAGATTGACTTTCAGACGATTAGCCGCTGGAGTTCAGGCTTTGACGAACACTCCAAGACAATCGGCAAAGACAGAGACATGTGCGTCGATGTCATGTATGACCTGCAAATTACACAGCTCTCACGATCTAACCACGGAGCGCGGCTCTTTAACTCCATTTCTACTAGACTGCCTGGATTGATAGGCGCACCAGAACTAGAGATAGAGAACTTCCTTAGACTGCCAGAGTTAGGCATTAAGTATCATAAGAAGCCTTACGAGATTCCAGGCACAAACTGGATTATGGTGCATGGCGATGAGCAGAGCACAAAGCCACAAGGGGGCATAACAGCCCTAGAAGCCGCTAAGAGGCACGGAAAAAGCGTAGTGTGTGGACATACACACAGGCAAGGAATCTCCTCTTATACGCAATCCTCGGGCGGTTTAGAGGTATCTCGGCTAACAGGCTTTGAAGTAGGACACATGATGGATACACGTCAGGCTTACTACACGAAAGGCACGTTCAACTGGCAGGCAGGCTTTGGCGTTATTTATACAGATCGTAAACGTGTCTTGCCTATAGCTGTGCCTATTGAGAAGGATGGCTCATTCCAATTTGAAGGCAAAGTCTATGGATGACCCTTGTTGTGGCGAGGAATGGCTTGGATATGACGAAGATTTCGTTATCAAATCGTTATCAAAATATGCCATTATGAGGTTGAAATAGCCTGAATTAAGTGCGACCCTTTAGGTGTTGGCGAAGCACAGTAGCTGACAATAAGGGGCTACAAATGGATCTAACAGCACTTAAAAGAAATGATTATTGGTGTGGCTTTTGCTGCATACCAATGGGCGAGACACACTGCTTTGGTTGCGGTCGATATGACGGCGCAATGACCACAACAGAATACAAAGAATTTCTACAAGTAACAGGTCAACTATGATTGACATAACCTACTTTGAAGCAATGGTCTTACTAGCTGCAACTCCAGGCGTTGTGTTTATCGCCTATTGGAAAGGCCATGCAAGAGGCAAGCGCGAAGGCTGGCACGCTGGCCGTTCACTAATGCGTGTTCCGGTTCGTAATGATCGCTAAAGAAATCCTACAAAGTGCCACAGATGTTATCTGCGACAGAGGTTCAATCTACGGACATCCCAGAATTAACCAAACAAGAATTGCCATGCGGTTGCAGCAGCTTCTCGACACGCCAGTTGCGGACTACCAGGCATGTTTGGCACTCGTTGAAGTTAAACTCGCAAGAATCCAGGAAAGTCCTCACTATATCGACAGTTATATTGACGCGTGTGCATATATCGCACTCGCGGGGATGCTTGCAACGGAGGATGAATTAGATGGCATTTAATTTAGATAATTACGAGACAGTAGAAGTCAGGTTAGAGAAGTTTATTAAGGACTGGCCAGACTTCCGAATTGACACAGAATTGGAGAGTTTTGCAAATGATAGATTTATTGTTAAGGCTTACATATACCGCACTTTTGCGGATGGTGTCGCGTTTGCCACGGGATACGCTGAGGAAAAGATTACTGATCGCGGCGTTAATGCAACTAGCGCGCTGGAGAATTGCGAGACTAGCGCGATTGGTCGCGCACTTGCAAACGCTGGTTACGCAGCTAAAGGTAAGAGACCAAGCCGCGAGGAAATGGGAAAAGTCGCTAGAGTAAAGAACGATTTAGCGAGCGAAGCAATAGCAAATGCACCTTTAGCAATTAACAACACTTGGGATGAGTTTGTTAGTGAAAAGCCAATACAACCAGTTGTAACTATTGGCGAAGCTGCTGAGTTAGTGCAACAGGCGTTTGGCGAATCAGAGCCAATACCAACATGCTCACATGGAGAGCGCGTAATCAAGAGTGGCGTATCTGCATCAGGTAAGCCGTGGCAAGGTGCAATGTGTGAAGTTCGTGGTGCATCAAAGGGTGAACGCTGCCCTGCGATTTGGTATGTAATGTCAAAGACAACAGGCAAATGGAGATTACCGGAGGGGGTGGAATAAATGGGTTATGTCGAGATAACTAGACCAGATGGCACTAAAACTTTGCTAGGAGAAGTGCCAGTTCTGATCTGTCAGATGTGTAACGAAATGCCGCAGTTTGATGATTCAGTGCGAATAGTTAGTATACAGCCAATCCAATGGCAATGCGAGAAATGTCGCGCTGTTAATGGCTAATCACCGCAAACACAGGGGCTACTA